TTGAATATGGAATATACATTGGAAACTCTGCACCTGTTTCAAACAAAGCACCAAAGTTTGTAGTCACACAATATAAACCTGCAGCCATTGCCTCTAATAAAGATATACAAAATGTTTCTTCCCAAATGCTTGGGTATACAAATAATCTATAATCTTTTAAATGTTCTTTAATGTATTCGTTTGGTTTATATCCAATATAATTTACATTAGGAAGTTGTCTTGCTTGTTCATATAGTTCTTTATATTGATCATCAGTTTGTTCATGAAATCGTTTACCATAAACTTCTGTTGATGAATAAACGTCTAAAGTAATTAATGGATTCTTTACTAATTGCATTGCACCTAACAATACAGATAGTCCTCTCCATGGTGTACAGTGATGAATAATTTTTATTGGATCACCTTTTTTATAAGTCGTTGCAATAGGTTCTATATCTCCCACACCATTTTTAATCACTAAAGATTTATTTAATGGTATATCAAACATCATTCTAAATTTTTCAAAGTTCCAATTAGAATTAAATACATACCAATCATATTTATGGTGATTAAATTTATCCTTGAACCATGGAGCCAGATTCGGTTGATCATATGAGTTCTTTTGCCAAAGAATATTTATTTTATCTTTAGCTAATGGAATAGATTCTGGTACTGATGTACAGATTTGAAATTGATTCAATAACTGTGGATCAACGTGTTTTCTTAAATATTCAAATTGAAGCTCTGTTCCGCCTCTAGGATTTTGGTTTGTCATTTTTTTGATTCATCACTTTCTGAAATACTTGTAGACCTTTATTTGTAACTTGCACGGTGACATCTTCTACAATGTCAGGTCCTTCTATTTTTTCTTTAGATACTTCTCCTGTCTTCGTATTTCTATAGGTTGTTATGGTTGTACATTCAATCTTTGGTATGTCTTTATCCATTCTGATCCTCTCTACTAATTTCAAGTATTGATAGTGTTGCACTTATAGCAGATGTCGTAGAAGATTCAAGAGCAATCGAATCGCTTTCTTCTAGTATCAATGGTCCTTTTGCTACATTACATATTGTAGGCCCAGAGACCGATGCATACACTACTTGGTAACTAGTAGATGCGGAATTATCTGTGATATGAACTCTAAATGTTTTAGATCCAGATTCATTAGTCATTTGTACATTTTGTATAATCGCATTAGCATTACTTGGACAAGTATACACTGTCGTAGCATTTGTAGTGCTAGGATCATAGAATGCGTTTTTATAAAAGTTTGCCATTATGTTAAATCAACCCATTTTAAAGTGCCACAAATATCATCACCATTACTAGCTCCTTTTGCACACAATGTTAATGTATCAGATACTCCTGCAATTGTCTGCCCTAATTGATATTCAAAATTAAAACCATCTTGTTGAAACTGTAAATTATTTGCACCTTTACCAGATAGATAAGCTTGTCCAACAATTGTCCCACCTGTAATTGTTGTAGTCCCTGTTAAATCATACTCTACATTATCTGAATAACTTGTATATGAAAATGCAGTAGATGGTGTAGCGTTTAGTCTAAGTTCTATTTGAAAATCAGAATTAGAAATAGCTGATGCTGCAATATCTATTGGCACAATAACAGCATAGGGTCTTGATGATTTTAATCTTATGGTTGCTAAGTTATAATAAGTTCCTGCTGTTGTTAAATTAACACCTCCAAGAGATGCTGTCCCTATTGATTGTCTAAGTCCTCCAGGAGCATATCCTCCTTCAATCATTGTAGTTGAACATACTTGTTGTAATACCGCAGCACCTGTTAATGTACCTGTTGCTTCTATTTCATATCTTATTGGTAAGTTAGCAGATTGCATATAAACTGTAGATAGATTGTTTGCATTTAAAAATGTATGAGCAACAATAAATTTACCATCAATTACAAAACCAACTCTAACCGAACCCATACCCAACCATTCAAAATCCATAAATAAAATAGTGGCTTTAGTTGGATCTAATGTATAACCACTAGCTCCTGTGCCATCTAACTTATCTCCGTTCCAAGCTGATTGTGCAATTGGATCATCAACAGATGCACCAGATGTATAACTTCTTCTTACAATTTGATAACCTGTTCCTGTGTCTTCAAAAAAGATTCCATTGTTTGCATCAAACATTCCAACTCTTTGTTCTAAATTTTCTTCTTGTGCATTCATTACAAATGTATTTAAATTTAATAATGATTTTCCTGGTTGATAAGTCATTACTCTTTTAGATTGTCTAATAACTTTATCACCACTAGCTGTAGTTACATTTAGATTAACTGTAGATTTATTTGAGGTATAAGTAACTGTTCCTGATCCAGTTAAGTCTTCATCAAATAAATTATTTTTAGATAATACGTTTGTTGAATCAAATATAGTAAGTGGATTAGATACTCTTAGTCTACCAAATGCATCATAAGCGGTAGAACCATCTCCACCACCAATTACTGTTGGTTCTACATTGACATTGTTGCAAGACATGTTAGCAACCAAACCTCGAATTGAACCAAGTAAATCTTTCTAGTTCTTTTCGTAAATCTTCTTGGTATGAAAAATTTAATTCAGTTTTAATAGTATCGACTGCACGAAGAATTTGTCTTTGGTTTTCAACATCGTATTCTTCTTTTGGTTCTGGTATGTATGAAGTTATTCTAGCCATTAGAAACTACCCATTTCATCTGAGCCACCTGGCCCTTGAGATCCTGGAGATGCTGATCCACCATAAGAAGATCCTATTCCTCCACCTCCGCCACCATAAGCATCATCACTACGCATTTGTTGCAATGCTGTTTGTCTCGCTAATTCTTGTTGCTTTATTGCTCCTCTTGCAGCAGCTGCTTCTCTAGCTTTTTGATCTCTTTTTGCTTGAAAATAATCTGCTAAAGTTTCTGATCTACCAAAAGTTGTATTACGTAATCTTTGATTTAAACTTCTAATTCCTTCTAAACCTCTTCCTGGTAAATTCATTAAAAATCCTGCACCTGGAATTGCAAACCCTAAAACAGTTCTTAGTAAATCAGCAATACCACCTTTTGGTTTATCTCCTAAATATTCTACTTGTTCTTCATCAGGTTCATTAGCCACACCATAAGAAGTATCTATTCCTAAATTTTGTAAAGGTGCTACTTCAGTAATTCCACCTGTATTGGTTGGATAATAATCTTGTGGTGCATTAATAAAATTACCAATATTTTTTTGCATGTTTTGTGCAATTATTTCATCAACTAAATTTTGATTTCGTAAATTAGGAACGTTATATTGATTAAGTATGTCAGCAGTATTTATAAAAGGTGAAGCTGCTTTAGTATTTGTTATACCTGTACCTAAATTAAAAGTTGGCATATTATATCCTAAAGATAAATTTGGAACCGTAGGTTTTTCAGCTGCACTAGCTGAACCAAAAAGATTAAGACTATCAAGAAAACTTTTTTCAGGAATTTGTTGTTGAGCCTCATATGCTGCTTTCATTTGTTCATAAGCAGGTTGAGAAGATAACATTATATTTTCTTGACCAGGCACATAGTTTTTAGAAAACTGTTGGTCGTAATACCTTTTTTCCATTGGGCTTAGTTGATTATATAAATTGTTATAATTTATTTCTGCCATTATCTTCTACCGTCTGGTTTAATATCTACTCTTAATGTTCCATAACGCCAAGTTTCACCTATGGCGTCGTTTTCAATTTTGATTGCAAGAAGTCTTCCTCTAGCACGTGTATCTACTTTATCAGTAGAACTTGTAATTGTAAAGGGTCCTAGTGGTGAGCTTGATGCTGTGTCACTTGGATAATTATTCAATAGTAAAGTAATTTTTGAATTACCAGTTAATACTTTAAAATCTGGTATAAATCTACTCATAGACATGATAAACTCCCCATCTCCTCTAAAATCAGCTATACCAGTTGATTGACCGGTTAAACCTCTTCTTGAAGATATATCGAAATCTCCAGATTGAATAAATGCATCAATAGAAGTTGTACCTGATGAATTGATTTGATCGGTTCCGGTTTCATGAGCATAATAAGTTGATGCTCCATACTTTGCAGTAATTCCTTGTATTGGAAAATTAGGCACAGCTGTTGCATTGTATTCTGTTGCATATGGTAAATCAAATACACCTGTATCTGTATAACTAGTTCTAGCTAGGGATGATGTTGTCCAACAGTTTTCTCCGTAGTTAAATGTAACACATCTATCAATTTGATCAGAACCATTTTTTGCATAAAACCAATTTACTTCATTATATAAAGTATTATGTTCTGCATAAACAATCTGACCTGCATCATAATTTAAACCTAAATTATCTCCTGTAGTTGTAAACACAAAGTCTTCAACTAAACAAGGTATTGCTTTAACAGTACCATCGTACATAAAAAATCCACCTTCACCTGACATCCAAAAGACAACACCATTAGAATAAGTCAGCGCATGTTGACCAATCAATCCACAGTTTGTACCAACTTGTTTAACTGAAAAAGTAAATGGTGGACCAACGAATTGAATTACATAAGCAGAACTATCGGTTAATACTAAAGTATAATCTTTACCGGATACTGCTCCTACAATTTCATTTCCTTTATCAACTCTAAATGTCCCTGCAGTATTAGTTGCAGTTGGAGCATACGTATTAAAGTCTTCTTGATTTGAAAATCTTATAAACATTGGATCTTGTGTAGATGGATCACCGATTGTAGTTTCTGTTCCAAAATGAAATACATGTCTATCTCTATCCGATACTTGTGTAAGTCTTGATGCAGTAGGTGCACCTGTCATAACGGTTGCTCTAATTCCTCTTGCACCTGATGCTCCTGCATCCCAAGTAAATGTTTTACCATTGTGAATTGTTGCAACTAATATTTCACCGAAGTTATCTAGACTCCAGAAGCCTGGATCCAGAATCACGTTACTTGTTGAACGCTCCGTGCCCCATGCTTCTTCACCCCATAAATAGGTTCCCCAACCATAACCTGCAGTTTGAAATGTAGGACCAACTTCTACATATGGATCTATTTGTGCAGAACCTGTTCCAGAAGTTGTACCTGCTGAATTAGATGGCATAGTAATTTCAAAAGTATTTGCTGTAACATTTTTTATTTCAAATGTGTTATCTGTAAAATCTCCTGATGCATACCCCGATCCAGTTGGAACCGTAACAGTAGAAAATGTTACATATCTTCCGTCAGATAAACCATGAGCAGTTTTGTTTACAGTAACAGTTGGTGAACCGGTTGTTGCATCAAAATCAGCTCCAGTAATTGCTGTATCTAAAGGAGTGATGTCATAAAAGTTTTCACCATAATATAGAAACAAACCTTGTGAGGTACCAATTGCAGTATACTTTTCACCTGCTAGAGATGTCCATGCATGCTGTGCTCTAGCGACCCCTGGTAAAGTTTTATTTTGAATTGTGAGCTGATTCCAACCACCTATTTTTTCAGGTAGTCCATATCGAAATCGAACAAAATCACCATCGACCCATTGAGACTCGCCTCCGGAATCGGTAACCATCTTGTTAAAACCAGGCTTGAAATTTAGTTTTTGTAGCATATAACCTACTATATAATACTTATGAATATAATGAAAGCGAGAATAATCTGGTTTCCCGAACGTCTATCATACATAGATTTTGACTCATT